AGGGATTAAGCATAGCACGGCCGATAGCACCGATCCGATAACGCTTCGGGCTAACCTTGCGGCCCAGCGTACCGGGTCGGAGCGTACCCGCCTTCTCTGTATTGAGGTGGATTGAGCGCCTAAATCGGCGCGTCGTCCCCAGAATCTAAGCCTGTTCATAACCTGGGGATAACTTCTGGGGATAACTAATCATCTAACCAGAGGGACAGAAGGCGACCTATTACGATTCCTAAGAGAAGGCCGATAAAGAGTTCGCCGTTCATTTCTTCCTCGTTTCTAGGATATAGCAGACGGAGCAGGAACGGCCGACGATAATCCAGGATCCGCAGGAACAGCGAGTAAGAGAACTATTCGAGGGAATCGGTTCCGGCATCGTCGTCTTCCTCTCCGGCTTTACAGTGATCGGTCGCTCTCTTCGGGTCGCCTTTTACGAATACCATAAAATGCTGATGAACCGTAATTAACTTTCTCCCGCTATTAAACTGCGGAGCCGCCCTAAGAGCCGCCGTAGCCTGTGGATCTAGCGTTATCCCGTTATTATAATAATTTAATCCGGCTTCTCGAAAGGCGGTTATCGTTTCCGGTATAAGTCCCCGAATAAAGCCTTTCTTATCCCGAACCTCTCCTAATACCCAGACGGCGAAACGATCGTCTTTTAAAGCGGCCGCCGATTTCCTAATAATTTCGTAATAACTCGTAAGGAAAGACTCCCAGTCTTTATTCGAAAGGTCGTCCGGGTCGTCGGAATAGACTTCTAAATCGAAGTACGGAGGACAGGAAAAGACTAAATCGACCGATTCGCGTTCAAACCTGTCGAGTACCTTCTCGGAATCCCCGGAAATCCAGAGAGGAGGAAACTCCGGCGAAGCGGTAGAACTTTGCGCCTCGTTAGCCTCGACCTGATCGGCTCGGAGATCTATTCCGTAGTATTTCCTACCTAATAGGCTCGCGACGATTCCCCGAACAGAACCTCCGGCGAAAGGATCGAGAACCGTCCCTCCCGGAGCGGAGTACCAGCGAACGGCTAACTCGACGATAACGGGATCGAATACCGAAGTCCCTTCGACTACCCCGCGCATGCGCTGAACCATGTCCGAAGGATTATCGCCTACCGGAGCCCAGATAAGATTCTCGGAGCGACCTAATTCGGATTTAATCCCTAAGGCGAGCCACTGCTTTTTTCGGCGTATCCAGGATCCCTGCTTTCGGTCGAGGACGGAATAAGGCGGCATTATAAACCGGTCAAAGAGGTCGGAGATATAATCTTCGTCCTCCCCGAATAGAGTAGGCTCCGCGAAGTAATCTATTTCACTCATTAGTTTTACCTAAGACCGATAGATAGCAGTCGGCGCAGTACCAGAGAATTATCCCTCGATAGCCCGTTACCGCCGCTCCGCCTAGAACCGGCTTACTCTGATCGCAGTAATGGCAGTCGTTAAACTCGCCGGCTTCGAAAAGTACGCTCATAAGATAACCGCCGTCTGCGACTTACTCGCCTCGTTTTTATGTTTCAAAGATAAGGCGAGAAGATCGTCCATTTCTAACATGAGGGAACCTTCCTTCTCTTCCTTGGCGGAGTCAAAAAGTAACTGAGCATTTTTTTCTCCAAACATTTCTATCAGGGATTGAGAATGCGACTCGTAGACAGGTTTTGAGCCTTCCGCTTTAAAGCAGGGTAAAAGGCGATAACGATTCCTAACTATAAGCGTGTTTTTTTTATTTATAGTAAAAGGCGAAACGACGCACCCTCGGGGTTTATCCTGCGTATTATGTAACTGGCAGAAATGAGTTTCCGCAGACTGAAAAGGACAGCGCCGGCAGACGGGAGCGACTCGACCCGTTTCCGAATCGACTTCCGCTCCTAGTTCTCGCAGTCTTATCGCTTCGGTAGCCGTTACTACGACCGCGATTCCTGTCGGATCAGTAGAACTACGGCAACAGCGCGCCTGGCAAACATCGCGAATGAAATCCGGAGTACATTCGTGAAATTGTTGTTGTAGCGCTAGAAGATTAACTTTTACTAGAGTCATTTACAGTCACCGCAGAACCATAATAATTTTTCGCCAAAGATTCCCGGCTGAAAATAGCCGGAGTGTAAATCTTTCCAGGCGTCGCATTTATCGCAGAGATCGACGGGGATATAAATAATCTGGTCGTCTACGAATACGGTTTTAATTCGGGTTTTTAGGTTAATAGATTCGACGAAACTCATTTAACGGCCTCTAGACGAGGAAGCCATTTACCTTCGGCGTTAAGAGAGAACCAGTTAGTCGGACACTGCTCCCCGCTATTTAAAGTCTTTAGGCAACCCATGCCGTAATAGGCGCGTCCGTTCTTCTCACCTTCGACCTCTTTCCTAGCGCCGTGGATACAGTTCCAGGCGTCGAAAGTAATAGCCGCCGGCGGAGCGGTTTCCGATAGAGGAGCCGTCCAGGGATCCCAGACGACGGGAGGAACCGAGGAAACCGGAGCGGCTTTCTCTTTAGTTTCCTGCCGATTTCGTACCTCTTCGAAACTCGCTATCTTCTTCGAAGGAATCCCCGCCGCGATACAGGCTCGACCCCAGGCGGAAGTTTCCGCGTTCATAAGTTCTGAACCTTTTGTATAAGGCGTCCGGCCGGGGATCTCTTCCCAGGCGGTCCCGATAGCGGGTAATAAATCTTCCGGATCGCGGTAAAGAGCGGCGGAATAGACGACATAACTTAGGTCTTTAACCGTTACAATCTGATAAGGATTTAAAGGATCTACGGGACGAAAAATACAAGCCGGCCAAAGTTCCCGGGCTATTTTCATGCGTTCGGCAACTTCGGTATAGGCCGGATCTATATTAAAATTACTCATAGTAACATTCCCTCCTCGACTGCTCTCCAGACGATACAGAGATTCCCGTTCGTATTTTCCCGCGTAGTTCCCGAGTCGATAATAAAACCCTGCTTTTCTAGACTTCCGCGAAGAGGCCTAACCGAGTTCCCCGATATACCGAGGATCGCCTCGATTTCCTGATCCGTAGCGCCTCGAGTTCCGGCGCGGATTAGTAGTTCGTAAATCTTTAATCGAAGGGATCCGGTTTCCGGATAGACCTTAATAGCGGCCCGAATTGAAGTACGGCGTATTCCTATTACTACCGAATTATTAGAGATTCTAGGATCAGGCACGAGTTTCTCCGTCCCGAGGGTAGGAATTATAAAAGTAATTCGTTTCCTGAGTCCCTACGAGTTTTCCCCGAGCGTAACCGAGTTCGAAGCCTCGTTCCTCGCCTACTTCGGCTCCTAAAAGATAAGCGAAAACGGAGAGTCCCCAGAGAAAAGCGAGGATAATAAAAAACCATATAGGCGTGGGCAGATTAGCGAGAAAGGTTAGCATTTAAAAACCGTTAGCCTTACAATATTCCTCGTAGGCAATCTCAATTGCTTCGATAGTCTGATCTTCGCAGATTTCACAACCGCATTCCCAAGCCTCTTTAAAAGCCAAAGATTCCTTTTCTAACTTTTCCGATAATTCTAGGTATAGATTTCCCATTTTAGACATTTTAAAACCTTTCGTAATCTAAGCGAGGCCGCCTAGATAAGAAAAGAATACGCCTTACCTCCGACATTGTAAGAGAATTAAGGTAACGGTTTTATAACGATTTAACGCTCCAGGAGTATCGTATAAATATGATCGAGCCGAGCCTCTAGTCGGTTAACCTGCTCTTTAATACTCGTCCCGTTAGCCTCCGGGCCTATTTCGGCCATAATCGAGCGGATTACGACTTTCGTAACGGCGTAGAGCCCAGACAGGATTGCGAAAAACCCTACGGCCAGCGCGATCCAAGCCTGGGCCTCCATTTACTTAGAACCTAAACCGTAAGCATTATCTTTAGGGTTAGCGGCGCGAAGTAACGGGCCGAGTAATCCCGCTATAAAGGCGTTAACTAACACTTTAGGGTCTGTTATACCTGAGATAAGTAGAGCCGCCGCCGAAGATAGGGCCGCTCTTAGATAGGACGAGGCCGCCGCTTTTAGTCCTGCGTTCATATATTTTCTCCCTCTAGTTTCTTAATTAACTCGACCGCCTTGGCCGGGCTAACGCTGATCTCGAAGTGCATTTCATCTTTACGATTTCGGTAATCGCCTCCCCAGAATAAACCGTATTTCTTAGCGAGCGCGCGAATCATCGGGACTTTAGCCGGGTCGAAGGTTCCGACCTTTCCGAGAGCGTGCCGCGTAGAATTGAGGTCTATCGCCGTGCCCGAACTATGGTTGGAAATTTTACCCGGTACACCGCGAACTTCTCTAAAACAGTATCCCCAGTCATCTAAACTTCCGCCGTCGATCGGCTCTATTAAATTATTAAACTCCGTCGCGAAGCCTAATAAAAGAGGCCCTACTTTTTCGGAGCAACGCAGTTTTATATTCGTACCTAAAACCGGAAAAGATTTAACTCCTATTTCCGCCGGATCTTTAGAGGCAGGCCAGCCGTTATAAGAGTTCACTAACTTAGTAGTAATTTTGCTTCATCGGCAGTAATGCCAAGTTTGGCAAGTAGGGCGGCTTTGTCTGCTTGTATTTTAACCTTGTCCGCTTCTGCTTTAGCAGTTGCTTGCAGGCCAGCCTCATAATCGGTTAATTCCTCAGGGTTCATTTCACGAACCAAAGTTTCTCCTGTTGTATAGTCGTATATTCCAATATTAGGATTTTGCGTAGCCATAGACTGTCACCACTCCTGTTATGTTTGTTGAAGATGATTTAAGTAAAAATCCCGTATAAGTTCTAGCAGTATTAACCGCGCCGCCAAAAATTGTAAATCCGCTTAATGTTTCGTTTTCGGTATATTGTCCAGTCATCGCCGCTTTTTCACTTGAATTGCCAACTCTTTGAACAAGCATATGACCATTACCTGTATTAACTCCGCTTCCCGTCGATGTGCTAATGACTGCGGCATTTGGAGTAGACCAACCTAAACCACTTTCGGTACCTGCTAAATCATATGTTTCACACCAGCCGTAATAAGTTCCGGTTTCAGTTGTTGGGCCAGCGTAACGGAGTTGTAAATAAAAATCATCGGCACCAGTTGCGGCGGTCATATCTTCAAAAATAAGCAAATAATTATCGTATGTAGAAGTAAATACTCCGTCAACGGCTTGTGTTGCCACACTTGAAAAACTTGTTCTGGAAATAAAAGTAAGACCACTTGCAACAGCCGTAGGCGTAGCCCATTTCAACCCCAGTGCTTGGGCTGAGTCTGCCGTGAGCACTTGGTTATTTGTGCCTATCGGTATGCGAGCATCTAGTGTCGAGTATCCGTATAGATCGCCTTTAGTTGTAAGTGGTGAAGTGCTATCGGCGGCATCTGTTGAAAAGAAAAAGGCTGCACTTGTGGTATTAAAATATAAATCGCCGCTATCGTATTGTTTGAGCGCAAGTGTTGCGCTCGTATTAACTGTTGCCGTGCCTGCCGTTACTGTGCAAACTCCCGCACCTACATTTTGAATCTGAACGGTATCACCCGCCGCAAATAAAGCGGTGTTGACTGTAATTGTTGTCGCTCCGGCGGAGTTCATCTGGACGACGGTTCCGGCGTCTGCGGCGACTAATACATAAGAGGCGGTCTTAGCCGTTGTCGAGCCGCCACCAAGTGCCGTCTGTTGTAGCGATGTCATTTGTGCGGCCGTGAGGACCTGGCCCGTTGTAAATGTTTGCTTCGACATGAATTACCTGCGCTTTCTTAACTAGTAGGATAGTACAGAAGTATCTAAAATCCCGTATAACGCGGAATCTAAAATAAACGAGTCGATGATTGGCTCTAAAGTAGTGAAGGTAGTTTTCCAGGAATTAGGTGTGACCGTATGCGCTACCCCGAAAATCTGAAAAGTCGCGGTTAAACTACTGCTCCCCGGCTGAGTAGTCGTAATAGTTACCGGATCGAAGTAATCTAAACCGAGAGCGGCCGCGATACCGGCGGCGTAATTTTCCGTATTTAGATCTAGGGTAATAGCGTCACAACGGACGGAGGTAGCGGCTCGGGACGCGATATAAGCCTGCGCGTAATCGAGCGCGGCCGCGTCGGTTTGCATGAGTAAATTCTGTTGGTTATACGAATGCAGAAAGTAAAGAGCGATAGAAGCCGCGTTCGTCGCCGTCTGAACGGATCCTCCCGAGCGCGTTACCTGCGCGGAGTTATAAATTAAAACATCATTTAGAATCCATAAAGCGTTACTATATTTTATCCCCGTCCCGTCGTCGTTAAAGACCGTCGGCGTACCTGCTACGCTCGAAGCGGTTAAGTTTCTGTCCTGGAAAACGAAGGATCCAACGGGGTCGATATACAAGGCGCCATATTCTGAGAGTTCGACGGTTTGCATGGCCGCGAGGCTCGTCCTAGCGGTTCCCGGATCCGCCTGCAATGTTGTCAATCCGGCGTCGATGTCCCGCATGGAACTAGGCCAGCCTATCTGATCCAACAACTGAGTAATTCGAGTTCCCGATAAATCCCCGGCGGTCGCTCCCGTTACCGTAGAAATCTGTGCCATCGTAGCGAGTCTAAAAGCGTCAACCGCCGTGATTGTGGTATAAACGACCTCGACGGCGTTTAGGGGAGTCGTCGTAGAATATCCCGTTATATATCCCGAAAACATGGGGTATGTCGTCGCTCCCGAAGTTCCGGAAATAGTTACTTTTCTCATGGGGTCGAGTAGGCCGTAATACGGTCCCGATGTGTTCATGGGATTAAAGTCACCGTTTTGGTCGACAATTCTAAGGGTAAGAGTTCCCGTCTGAAACTGATCGGACTGCGCGTTTCTACCTCTAGAGATTTCGACTCTATCGACCTGGGAGGATACATCGACGATTACGGCGGTCGGGTCGCCTAAAACATTAGTACCGAGTAACCCCTGGTCTAAAATCATCGCCTGGGCAAAGGCGGGACCGGTCGAGAAATTTATTACGGCGTTTAGCGTCGGTGCGGTCATATAATCTGGCCGGCGTAAGTGAGATTATTTCCATAACGATTTTGATTCTGAATTACAGTCTGGACCGCCTGAGCGAACTCTTCCGTCGAGGTCGTAGTTATAGGCGCGTTGAAGTTTAAGACTATATCTCCTGGCCTGAGAGTATTGTCTACGCTGGAAACCGTCGAGGCGGTCCCGTTAGCGTCGAATCCGTACTGAGACCAGTCTACGCCGGCAAACATGCCGGTAGGATCTTCGAATCCGGTCGTGCTTCCTAGTCCGGGCATGGCCGCTAAAGCCGCTAAAGAAGCGTTAAACTCTTCTAACCATTTCGCGTAGGCGGCCGCGTCTGCGGCGGCGATATCTGCGGCGGCGTCTGCGATTATTTCTGGAATAGTCCCGTTATCTTTATCTCCCTTATCCGATCCGATACCAGGAAAACCAGGTAAAGGAACGAAAGGCGTATCCGGTTTTAACGCCGGAGGAATCGGCGAGACCGGAGGAATCGGCGAGACCGGAGGGATAACGGGAGGGATAACCGGAAGGACTAATTCCGGCGCTATACCTTTAGGTAAAGGCTTCGCTAAAGTCGCTAAATACTTATCGAGCGCCGCCTGCTTTATATTATCCGCCGCCGTCTGCGCGGCGCTTATCGCCGCGATAGAGGCGAGGCGCTGAATTAGTAACTCCTGGTCCTGTAACTTCTGCGAATAGGTACTAAGAGCCGCTAGACCTCCCGCGTATTTTATAGCGTCGTTATATCGAGTCCAGGCCGCAGTCTGCGCCGCCGATTTTTCAGCGTCGCTCATCTTCGATTTAGAGATAGCGTCTAACTCTGCGAGAAGAGTCGTATTTATCGCGCTTAACTGTTTCTCTGAAATCGTAGTAATTCCGGACAGTTTCGCGATATTAGAAGTTTTCTGCCAGTTTTCTAACTCTATCATTTTAGCGAGGATTTTATCTGCGTCCCCTAACTGAATAGCCTGTAAGAGTTCTAGTCGAAGGCGCGTTTCTTTATCTATCGAGATTTTTAAGGCGGCCTCTAGACCAATCTTTTCTAGATCGAATAAAGCGTTTCCTTTAGCGAGGGTAGCCTTTTTCTTTTCTTCCGCTAATCTAGCCGCCGCCGCCGCTTTTTCTAACGCTAAACGCTTTTTTAGAGCCGCCGCCGCGTCTTTATCAGATTTAGATAGTAACCCTGCTTTTGTGGAATCCTGTCCACCAGTGAACTTACGCTTTGCCGTGGCTCTAGGTTGTTTAAAAAATCCAGAGGGATCCCCTGCGACGATCAAATCAATATATTTTTGCGTTGCGTTAATAAATTTAACTAACCAGGAAGTAGTTATGTCTACCGGGGCTAAAATTGCATTTTGTAATTTTGCTAATTCTGTTAATAATAAAGAAGTATCAGTCGCGGCTTGTCTCATGTCTGAGGCTAAATCTTCAATGCTTGTATTTTTGCTTAAAATTAGTAACGCGTCAATAATTCCTGCGCCAAGTATTTCCTGTGCCTGGTTTGCAGCCTCTCCTAAAACTTGCATTTTACCTGCGTAAGTTTCTAGATATCTAGAGTTCGCGCCGCTAAACTGTTTATTCAATAAATAAGCGATTTCCTCGAAGGATTTGCTTTTTAATTCTGCCTGAGTTAATCCTAAATTATACTTTTTTAAAGATTTAGTATTTCCGACATAGGCTAAGGCTAAATCGTTTGTAACGGTCGATATATCTTCGGCAGATCCAGCCGATACATCAAGGGCAAGTCTAAAAAGTTCCTGGCTTTTAGTAAGCGATCGCGTAGTCGTTAATAAAGGTTGAAACGCTCCCGCTAATTTCGCTCCGTCGATTCCGCTTACGGCAGAGATATCGTCTAAAAATCTGCTTATATCTGTTGAGGCGAACGCTAGGCCTATATTTTTTACAACTCCTAATAATCTTATGTTTGCTTTTTCTGCTTCTGCCGCCGCTTTAACAGAGGCTTTAGCGTAATTAACTATCGCAGTCGCGCTTAAAGCGACTCCTAAAGTTCCGGCCAATTTTTTAGCGGTTTTACTAAACTTATTTAATTCCTTCGCACCTTTAGATAAGGCTTTACCGTCGAATTCAGTAAGAAACTTAATCGAAACCGTCATTTTATATCGCCTCCGAACGCCTTTATCGCGTCGAGTCTTCCCTGCGTAATACCTTCGACGCGTTTCATACCGTCGATTATAGAGCGAATAAAGCGTCCGTTATCGGCTTCGACTGCTCGAAAGATTAAACGGCCTTCTTTCTTACCCTTAATCTGTCGCT